CCTTCGGTGGGCAGGGGCTCTTTGCCATTGATGCTTTCGGCAACAGGTTCAAATCCATTGTCGCCAGAGTCTTCTTGGGGCATGAAGGGGTGGCTATCAACTTCGGGGACTTCAAATGCGGGCTGCGCAGGGGCCGTGGGTGGTGTTTGGATATTTACAATAGCCTCAGAGTCAGGAGTGCTTTGAGACATGAGTTTTTCCATGTGATTCATCTTCACTCTGTTGCGCTCAATAAAGAGGAGTGCAATTAATACAAAAGTTGCGATGGCATTAATGGGGCTTACGTAGGCAGATGAAATGAGCACTGCCAGGAGGGCCAGACGAACCAGGAACATGTCTGTTAGAATTAAGATGGAACGGGGGAGGTAGGGAATAATAAAAAAGAGGAGAAAGTGTAATCCTAAAAGGGTAGTTTCACGTTTTGTTAGGCGGCCGATCTCCATTCTCTGAATTATGTGGGGTTAAAATTGGTTCCATTCTTTGCTGTAGAGAGGGACACGCCAACCTCAAAATGCCTACAAAATCACTCAATGATTGTGCGCGTGTTCTTACAGCACGTGGATATGCGATTCGGAAGGATACGCTGACACCGCAACAACAGCAAAAGATTCGGTCCGAGTTGACTGTTGCGCCAAAGGCCGCAAGCCGCGCGGCAGCAGCGGGAAAACCCTTTGCGATTTATTATGAAAGTCCTCTGCGGTTTTATCTTCCAAGGCACTGGGCTCGTGAAAAGTTTGGAGACGAAGAGGCCGATGCTATGCCGGAGGGCACTCCTCTTCCATCGTCTCTTACATTCAAAGGATCGCCGTTTGATTACCAGGAAAAGATCATTAATTCCTTCGTGGATGCTGGAGGAAATGGCCTCATTTGTGTTCCTTGTGGAAAGGGTAAGACATTTATGGCGCTTTGTATTGCTGCGCGTCTCGGAAAACGGTTTCTCGTTGTTGTTGATAAAGAGTTCCTCTTGAATCAATGGAAGGGGGAAATGGAAGCCTTCTTTCCAGGGCTACGCGTTGGTATTCTCCAGGGACCGAAAGCAGAAGTAGACCCAGAAGAGTATGATTGTACAATTTGTATGATTCAGAGTCTAGTTCAAAAATCATATCCAGACGGAACATTTCGAACATATGGATTTACAATCTTTGACGAATGCCATCATCTTGGTGCGTCAAATTTTAGTCAGGCCCTTCTCAAAATTCAGACAAAATGGATGCTCGGACTTTCAGCTACGCCCACGCGCGATGATGGACTCACTTGCGTATTTGAATGGTATCTGGGAAAACCCGTATATTGGGAAAAGCAGCGAGAAGCAGACACGACTGTGACTGTTAAAGTTCTACGATTTGCGACCGATGACCATAAATACAATGATGTGCCGACAGATTATGCGGGGAAGCCCGTCTTGGCACGCCTTCTGGGACAGATTATTGATTGTACGGAGAGAAATAAATGGATTATTGAGCATATTCAAGCCCTTGTAAAAGATCCTGCGAGGCGTGTGCTTGTGCTGGGCGAACGAATTAAACAACTTGAATATATTGAAGAGTGTCTCAAGATTTTAGAACCAGGTCTTACTATGGGGTATTATATTGGAGGAATGAAGGAAGAAGTGCGCGAAAGAGCAGGGAGAGAGGCCCGTGTACTTCTGGCATCTTATGCGATGGCATCCGAAGCTATGAATATTAAAACACTAAATACGGTGATTCTCGCAAGTCCGAGGAAAAAAGTGGAGCAATCTGTTGGGCGTATTCTGCGTGAAAGGCCAGAAGAAAGAAAGGTTCTGCCTCTCATTCTGGACATTGTAGATAGTCATGGTATTTATACAGGGCAATGGAGGAAGCGACGTGCCTTTTATAAAGCATGTGGCTACAACTTTCAGTTTGAGACCTATAAGACAAATGATACATCTGAAGATTCAGAATCTGAGACAGAACCTCTAAATATTAAAGGTGGTTGTGTAATTGTAGAAGAGGACTAATTCACTGTGAATGGCTTTCCATTTAATGTATAGGGCTCATTATTATTCATAGCTTGGCGTATATGCTCAAATGGAATACCAAACATTTTATATTGATTAATTTTTTGATAAATCATGCTTTCCTTACCCTGTGTTGGATTACAAATGGCTTGATAAATCATCGCCTTACCAAACATCGTTGACGCATTATGAGGTTTTTGTTGACAATCAATAGCAGAACAAGAAGTCATGACCAACTCTGGGGGGAAATAAAAGTGGCTTCCATTATACTCTTTTAAACAATCATTTAAAATTGACATATCAATGCCATCTGGATTTATTTTTATTTCTTCCAACATTCTATTAAATAATTTACGATTAACATCATTTACACGATACATTGAAAACCCAAAATTACTACAATCTTTATTCTGCGCTTCTTTCATAAAAATCATATCTGCTTCAATATTTACATATAAATCCATTAATTCTTTCAGTTTTCTGTCAGGAAAAATAATTATATCTACATCTGAAAAAATAAAATAGGAGTTTTCTGGAAGGCTATGAAGTAATTCATGTATTTTAAAAACTTTAAACCAACAGCCAGCGAGCCACCCTTTATCTTTAACAGAATCAATTTTGTTATCCCATTTCTCCTGAGGAATAAATTCATCAGAGATTTCAAATACATCTGGATAAAGTTCAAGTGAAAATTTCAAAATATCTCTAAACATCTTGTAATTTTCAGACCATTGATAGTGATACTTGATGTGCATTCTTTCTCTTTTTATAGAATATGCGCCTATTTAAGTATCTTATTTGCGAGAGCCTTTACGGCTTTTACGACCCTTGCGGCTCTTGCGGGAGCGACGACGGCGCCCTCCTCCAGTCTTCAAGCATGCCGCGCTAGGAGTTGGCTGCGCGGAGAAAGGGACATTGATCAAAAATGGGGTTTTTCCGTCGGCCAGAGTGCCCGCCCCGCCACCCTCTGCGTTACTGGGCCATGTGGTCCATCCTGCGCGGGGAGCACTATAGACCATTGAATCTACACCTCCAACACCGCCATACTGTTTGCGACCCTTGCGGGATTTACGGCGCCGCCCACCAATCATTCCAGGGCCTGGGGTAGGTGTCGGAACCTGTGCGGGGGGCGCAGTAATAAGACTGCTTACCTCGCCCTTGTTTAAGGGGTTTTGTAGAGGTATGTCACCGCACCCACTGTAGCGAGGCTCCATCATACCCACGCCACCCACAACCGCGGGTTCAAATGTATAGCGTCCCCCATATTGAGCAGCCATCTGTGCTGCGCTAGTTTCCAGCACACCACCGCGACCACCCTTTAGGGTGCGACGACGGCCACGACCACCTCCCGCAAATCCGGGAAGGCCGCCCTTTATTGGCGCATCGGCAATATAGCCAGGGCGAACGGCTGATTCACAACTAGCGAAACGAACAATTTCCTGACCATAGTTGTTTATGATGGGCGCACCGGCCACATGGCTGCCAAGGGTATACGCCTCCCCCGCGCCACCCACCATTTGGTTTGTGCGACGATTACGGCGGCACCCCCTGCGGTAGGAGGCCCTACGTAATTTTCCCGTGTTATTCATGTCTTTCTATTTCGGGCGGTTAAAAAGAATTTATACGCAAAAAGTAGAGGTATATGGCCGAAGATTCTGAGATTGACAAGGAGGGAGGGACTGTGATTGAATCTGATTCAAGTCCGTCCGATTTACCTCTAATCTGTATAATTTGCCATGAATCTATGGAAGATTTTCACGAGATTACTTCGCCGAAACGGTGCGGGCATAAATTTCATGCGATCTGTATGTATGTGTGGCTTGCGAGACATACCCGCTGCCCCGTCTGTCGAGAACCAGTTGATGTAGATTCTAACCCCGCTCTAAATATACTATTTACAACGGCATTAGTTTTAAGTCATACAACCGCTGTAGAACAAGTATCCTATATATACGCATTTTTGAGCCTTATGCTCCGCAAGTTTGACACGGCCGAAAAATGGGATGAGGCTAGAGACATACTATGTATGGCCGCGGAACAGTTTGAATTAGGTACATTGCGTCTTCCATATTTAGATTTATCCTCGCGACACAAGGCAAAAAAGGAAAAGCAGAAATGGAAAGATATATTCATAGAACTTACAGATGAATCTCCTAGAACATCGGAGCGTATTCAAACCGCGCGTCGCTGGCTTATAGAAAAATTGATATTTATGCTAGAGGAGTAAATGGGTCGTTACGCATTTTTCAACACTGAATTAGAATATAAATTTGCGTTTGGAATTCAGCCAAGTGAAGATATACAAGAATTTGGTGGCACAGATATATCTGACTATAAAAATGATGGCCCAAGACATAAATGGACTGAAGACGATAGAGAATATATAAAGTTTGAATTACAACATATGGAAGATTTTTATCAGTTTGAACCCTTTGATTTTTCAAAATATAAAAAAGATGTTGATGGAACCTATGATTTAAGACACGATTTTGAAAAAAAATATACACAATTAGAGACATATCATTATAAATATATGCTAGGTCTTATGATTTATCACCAATTAGAATATATGTGCCCTTTAACTGTAAGTTATGAATTATAGGTTACGCGTGAATTTTCTTAACTTCATATTTTTGGAAGGGCTCAAACCAGAGAATATCTACGAGAACAGAATCTGTTGTCTTAAATTTCTCACGAAGTTGTTTACTAATTTCAAGACTCCGAATTGCCGCGAGCCCAAGTTCTTCTCCTTGGACAGTCGCAATACGATACGTATCTGGAAGTTTACTAAATGTATCTTTGCGGAGCCGTCCAACACGTGGTCTCTCTTCTTGAATTTCAGGCTGAGGCTTTTCAGGTTGCGTTTGGACTGGTAGCTCTATAGGCGTAGGAACCGCCGGTTCAGGAATTGTGGGGGCATAAATCGGCACTTGTTTCTTCGTATTTGGATTGGATGGTTTGGGTCCACCTTCGGCCACCATTTTACGCTCATGATGATTATTAGCTTTGAACTTCATATCAACATCACGAACAAGGAATACAATGCGCCTTTGCCCTGCTTTTTCTGGCTGAAAGTCAATCGATTTCGCAGAATCTAGATCTACAAGTTTTGAAACCTCCTGTAGCGTCTGCCAGGTTGGAACTTTAACTTCCGCATCAGACATGGGATTGCCGCAATCAAGAAGTTCATCTACGCAGCGCATAACCAGTTTCCATCGTTCGCCGTAAGGCATGCTAGACCAGACAACTGACTTTTCCCAAACAATAACATCCCAAATCCAGAGGATATGATCCTGCGCATCCCACGCGCCTTCCAAAACTACAGGGCCAATCTTTTGTATTGCTCGTTTATCAAAGGGCACACGAAGGCTCCAAATACGATTATCTTGTTTAGGATCAACCATCAAGAGAGGCATGCCATCTGCCATCACAAGCCACTGTGCGCGTAGATGCGCTGGGCGAACCCACGCATAATGCGCGTGCTTTTCAAGGATCGGTTGCGTTGCCTCTTTCACAATTTGAAAGGTTGGAAACGGCAGTGGGGTAGGTTCCAGAAGAGTAGAAAGTCTCTTTTGGAACCCTGTCTTTTCACTCACGTGGCGAAGTGCGGGGTTACTACGAATCTGGGGCTCACTGCTTCGTACAGATTTATAGTTTAGCATTGTTGGCTTCTAGTTTGAGTATGTCTCTACTGTTTATATGGTCGCTCGCCGCATTCAATTTTTAGAAGGCAGAATAGTTAGGATTCTCTTCTTCAACAGCACTCACTGTTCCGAAGAAGGACCCCCCATTTTGAATGTATTCGGGACTAAATTGTTGAAATGCCTGCGGGCTTTGTGTAGGCATTGCGGCTAATCCACCCCCCTCGGCAATAGCACTTTGTTCAGGGACAACTCCAGGGCTAAAACTGCGCTCAGGTTGTCGGAGTCGCTCGGGCGCATCGGCGTCTTCTACAGTTTCCGCCATAGGATCACTTGCCTCGGGTTGAGGCGCTCTCACTGCGGGTAGGCGGCGGATGGTATTAGGAGGATTAGGGCCACCAGAAGCGACAACCATGTCTCCCATTGGGGGCGGCTCACGCACCATTGGTCCTGTCGCAGGAGTTTCCACAACAGAGTCCCAGTTCATGAAAGATTCGCCATTAAACATGCGAACTACAAAATAAGCAGCTATGGCTAAAAGAAATCCTAATACAAGACGGTGCCACATCTGAATTTGCGAGGAAAAATTAAAGAAGATAATTTCATGCGTAGAATAGAATCCGTTATGACTGCGCCAAGTCAATCAAACATTCCTGAGGAATTGCTGCGCGCTTTGGTAAAAGATGCTGCCGATGTTTTGGCAGATGGTGAGGTGACTTTCGGGGAGGTTGTTCGTCTGGGAGGTTCATTGGCGGGCAAAGCGAACCAGTTTGTACAGCTTTCTGGCCACCAGAAGCAACAGCTTGTTGTAAACGCCGTTGAGGTTGCCCTTGAACAAATACTTGCGTTGAAGAACTCAACTCTTCCTGAGGCTGAGCGTGAGGCTTTCCAGCAGAAGATAAAGGCTGCCGCATCTTTTGCGAAGGAGACACTCCCTGCGGTTCTTGATGTTGCCGTCCAGGCGGCTCGCGGGCAGTTAAATCTGATGAAACCTGAGGTGCGCAAGACACTGTGGATAACCATTGTTTCAGCGCTGCGCTGTTGTGGGGTCCAACCTCCTGTGCTGCCCACTCCGGTAGCGCAACTCCTTGAGGCCCCGAAAGCACAAGTAGAACTTGTTCCGACTCGTCCTCAAGAACCTGCCACAGATTCCAAGGAGCCTCAGAACGAACAAGTTCCCGCCGTAGAGGAGCGCCCGGCCAACAAGGCGTCTGAATAAAATCAGGAGCAAGTTCTTCAATATGTTCCATTATAATACCACTATGAAATTTGCGATGACCTACCCTATAAACAGCACGTGAGTCCGCCGATTCTTCACAAAACCAGGATCCTCCTTCAATACGAGAAATAAACTGTGTATGTATTGGCTCTAGTGCAGCATGTTTATTAGAATTCCAATATACCCTTAACATTTTATAGGTATTAGTCTATATCTATAAAATTGAACCGACTTTAAGCGATAGTGGCGTGTACAACTAAGAATACAATGGTCGTTGTGTATGGTCTTCTTCTTCAGGCAAAGGGCGATGTTCGTAGGATTAAACTAAAAGATTCTACCGATTCCGCGCCTCTAAATCAGGAATCTCTACAGTCAATTCTTAAGAAGAAAACACAAGTTCTTGAACTTGGTAAATATACTTCTTCTACCTATACATTGTCACTATTTGGTTACAAGTCTGGTAAGGCTGGAACTGAAAATAAGCATATTCTGCTTTCTCCGCTGGATGCCGAACAATATTACAGCGATATTCTTCTTATTGCGAGTAAAGGTAAACAATCTTGGTCAAACCCTATGACGTTTAGTCCAGATGAGTATGAGGCCTTTAAGAATGATGATAAGGATGAAGAAGATGAAGATGGCGATGGGGGGGAAGAGGGTAGCGACGATTCTGATAAAAGTGACGAAGAGGATGTGAAATCCATTTCAAGTAAGAAAAAAGCTGCGGAGGAAGATGGTGTGCCTGAAGATGAAGAAGGTGAAGAGAGTGACGGAAGTATTGTAGAAGATGAAGACGAAGATGGCGAAGAAGATCTGGCAGAAGATGCTGGTGAAGTTTGTGAAGATGAGGAAGATGCGCCCGTTGTAAAGAAAACTTCGGCTAAAAAGAAAACTACCAAAGTGAATCTGACCGTCGCGCAAAATACGGGTCGTGCGAAACAGCAAATGATGCTTCTTCGCCAAGATCTTGTAGAACTAGATGCCGAAACACAGAGAGATATCCCTTCTGGAGAATCTATTGAAACTAAACTACGTTCTCATATCCTAACACAACTGAAGACAAATCTTGGAAAAACATTCAAAAAGGATGATTATGTGCGTCTAGAAAAAACGGTGCTCCTATCTGCTGTCATGGATGCGACTTCTAAAAATGTTATTAAACATTTTGACAACAAACTCTTTCAGATCTGCTACATGTCTGCTGCTCGAAAAATTATCAGCAATCTCGATACAAAGTGTTATGTAAAGAATGACTACTTAGTTAAGAAACTAAAAAAAGGCGATCTTGAAATTGAGCATATGGCAACAATGTCCCATATTGATTATGCTCCGAATGCGTTTGTTGAATTTCGAGAGAGGCAGCAGTTGCGTGAGAAGGCACAGCTTGAGGGTAATAAGGCGATGGCCACCGATATGTTCAAGTGTGGCCGGTGTAATAAGCGTGAAACTACATTCTATGAGCTCCAGACTCGTTCTGCCGATGAACCTATGACGAAGTTTATCTCATGCGTCAATTGTGGCAATCGTTGGAGACAGTAACTCCCCCGGTTTGAAAATCCGACCTGTAAGTAAGAAGGGACTGACCCCTTAACAATGTCCGAGTCTGAATCAGGGTCAGTTACCAGTATTGAATCTATGCTTTCTGAAGGGTGCCCAGTGGCCTCAAGTTTTTATTATGATCAGCGCAATTTAGTTTACGAAACAAGGCTAAAACAAAGAGGCCGTCGTGCTCTTACCGCCTATCGCGCAATGAAATCCAAGAATATGTTAGGAGGAGGCGTATGCCTGCCACAAGACGTAGAACAAAGTATAAAACGTCGCATCCAACGAAGCCAGACGTACCGCCAGTCTCGAAAAGTATTCAACCTGGAACCGACTTTTATAAATTTGTAAATGGAGAATGGTTACGCCATGTAAATATGCCTAGCTATCAAAGCAGTTATGGTGTAAGCGAAGAGATTGAAGATGAAATTAATAAAGAACTTATGACCATTTTGCTTGAATCGCGACAAAAAGTCATTACAAAACCGGATAATGCGTTACCTCACACGGTTTATCTTTTAGGTTCCTTGACAGAATCTGCGTTAAATACGAAATCGCAGGACTTGAATGTCAAGACATTAAAAAAGATTGTAACTTCTTTGCGGTGTATTCGTGATACAACTGAATTAGCATCGACTATTGGTGATTTTATGAAATATAGAATCAAGAGTATTTTTTCAAGTATTGTTGTTCCGCCAGAGACAAATAATCGGTATTTACGGTTTGCTTTAATGCCAGGTGATCTTGGTCTTCCTGATCCAGCCTATTATGAAGATATTGAGTCACGAACAATTGGAGCATATAGCCGTCTTCTTAGGAAATTATCTGAAGACTTTGACGTGCCAGGCCTTGAATCAATCATTGGATTTGAGCGAGAAATGGCGATTAATTTACTAAAAAGCCGCGGCGATAGAGAGAAAATTATGACTGGTCATGAAATAATGAATGTATATAAGAATATACCTTGGTACGCATTATTTCACAGTCTCCTGGGTTATTCAAAGACTGAATTTGAAAAAATGAGAATAGTGCTTCCAAGTTTACATTGGCTTTCGGCTGTAAATGGATGGTTCAAGACAATTCCTCTAGAACAGTGGAAATTACTTTTGAGCGCACACGTCATGCTTCATTTTTTACCTTTTCTGCCCCCACCATATGATGATATGGAGTTTGAATTGTATGGTCATAGAATGCGTGGACAAAGTGAAAAAGTTCCGCAACATAGACTTGCCTTGCGAGTGGCGCAGACATTGCTTACAGGTTCATTAGGCGATATGTTTGTTCGTCGTCATGTTCCTTCAAGAATTAAAAATGATGCGACTGCCTTGGCCAACGAAATTCGTGCTACTGCGATTCGTCGTGTTGGAAACGTAGAATGGATGGATCTAAAAACACGGCACATCGCCCAGAAAAAGTTGGAAAATATGGAATTTGGTATTGCCTATCCGTCTGTAATTCAGAAGGATAAAAAGACACACTTGAATCCTGAAAATTTGGTAGAAAACATACTAAAATTGTCACATTTGGACTTTTTAGATGAAATTGAAAAGATAAATACGCCTTTGAATAGGAAGACCTGGGATGAAGCCATTTTTGCTGTAAATGCGTATTATTATAATGAGTCAAATCATTTAATTTTACCTGCTGGCATTTTACGTTGGCCGTTTTTTGACGTTCATGCGTCTGATGGCTGGAATTTTGGGGGAATTGGTGCGACTATTGCGCACGAGATTTGTCATGCGTTTGATAATGACGGTAAAGATTTTGATGAAACTGGAAATCGTCGCCCTTGGTGGAATAAAACTGAATTGCGCGAATATAAGAAAAAAACCAAAGATATAATTGATTTGTTTAATAAAACAACATACTTTGGTCATCACTTGAATGGGGCTTTGACATTAAGTGAAAATATCGCAGATTTAGAGGGCGTCGCTATAGCCTTGGATGCGCTCAAGGCGCGGCTACAGAAAAGGGGCGCATCAGATTCCGAAAAAGCGAGACAAATTCGAGATTTTTTTATTAGTTATGCGGTCAGTTGGAGAGTGAAGGACCGCAAAGAAAAAGCAGTACAGAGTTTGTTTATGGACAGTCACGCCCCCGCAATAGCGCGCGTGAATAATATTGTTTCTCAATTTGATGATTGGTATGAATACTTTGATGTAAAACCTGGTCAAGTATTATACAAGCCATCAAATGAACGTATTCGTATATTTTGAACATATTGTAAGATTAAAATACTAATTCTAGTCAGTATTTTAATCTACTTTATTTTATAGTTTTATTTTACTGTTGATTTTATGGCTTGGAATAATGCTCTTGTTTTTAGTGGATTTATGTGTTGTCCATCGGCGCTTATTATTACAGTAGCAGGGTTTAGAGTTGGCGTTGTACGAGGTGCTTGTCTGACTTGTTGGGCTCCAAATTGGGCGCGCTCTTGTATTTGTATGGATTCACCATTTAGCGCTCGCGCAGCAATTGTGGGACCACCAGTTCTAGTCACCTGTTTCATTGCCGCAGAAGTAATTGGATTTCTCACAGGGACACCTGCGCGTTTTGGAGCAGCAAACATTTGTAAATTCGCAGCATGATTTGCGGATGGCATTGATGTGCGTGTAATTGGGCCCACAGAGATTGGTCCGCCAATTGGTCTTGCGGGTATAGGATTATTTGTAGGGATTGATTCGCCAGTAGATACTGCCGTAAGTGTATCACTATTCATAGAGGTTCTTGTAGCTCGCACGCGTTTCTGTTTTTGTACATCTGCCTTCTTAGCACGGAGGAATTGACTTGCGACTCCTGCCACTACAAGAACTACTATAATAGCTACCGCAGCAATACCGCCTTGTACTGCGGGTGAATCAACGCCAATAGCAACCTGCGCATTTCCTCCACCTAGATCTGTTAAAAGAATGTCTGTTATGTTTGGAGAAGGTGTTATTGATGGAGTAGGACTGATCATAAATGTTGAAGTATCCGTGCCAGTTGCTGTAGAAGTCTCTGAACTTGTGGATGTGGTTGAGGGAATAGGAGACGTGCTCGTTGTGCTAGTAGACGTTCCAGTGCTCGTTCCTGTAGAAGTTTCAGAGGCGGTAGACGTTCTAGTGCTAGTTCCTGTAGACGTCAGAGAGGCAGTAGATGTACCAATTGCTGTAGAAGTTTCAGAGGCGGTAGATGTAGTTGAGGCAGTAGATGTGCCAGTTGCTGTAGAAGTCTCTGAGGCCGTGGAAGTAGTTGAGGGAGTAGGAGTCGCACTCGCGATACTTGTAGATGTTTCAGTGCTAGTTCCTGTGGAAGTTTCAGAGGCAGTAGATGTACCAGTTGCTGTAGAAGTCTCAGAGGCAGTAGATGTACCAGTTGCTGTAGAAGTCTCAGAGGCAGTAGTTGTACCAGTTGCTGTAGAAGTCTCAGAGGCAGTAGAAGTAGTTGAGGGAGTAGGAGTCGCACTTGCGGTGCTTGTGGAGGTCCCAGTGCTCGTTCCAGTAGACGTCTTTGAAGCAGTAGATGAACCGGTTGCGGTAGATGTCTCTGAACTTGTGGAAGTTGTCGAGGGAGTAGGAGAAGCACTTGCGGTACTTGTAGACGTTCCAGTGCCAGTTCCTGTAGAAGTTTCAGAGGCAGTAGATGAACCGGTTGCGGTAGATGTCTCTGAACTTGTGGAAGTTGTCGAGGGAGTAGGAGACGCACTCGCGGTACTTGTAGACGTTCCAGTGCCAGTTCCTGTAGAAGTTTCAGAGGCAGTAGATGAACCGGTTGCGGTAGATGTCTCTGAACTTG